ACTTTAGTAAGCGTATATAAAAAGGATTACAATATTTATATCCAAGAACATTTGTACCGCACAATGATGACAACTAAAGATATAAGCGACCACTTTAAAGCCTTACCAATAGGCCGCAACCCAATTTACTTTGATGCAGCAGAGCCGCGCTTAATTGACGAACTAAGACGGATGGGGCATAATATACAACCAAGTTTAAAAGGCCGCGACAGTATTAACGCTGGTATTGATTTACTTAAACGCTTTAAAATACATATCACAAGCGATAGCAATAACGCAATACAAGAATTTAGGAACTACAAATGGGCAGAGGACAGAACTGGCAAACTAACCAATAAGCCAGTAGATAAAAACAACCACATTATTGACGCAGTTCGTTACGCAACTTATTCAATGTTAAGCCGTCCAAACTTTGGAAAATATGCCGTACACTAAACCACTAAAATAATTTAAAAAAGTTTATATATTAATATGGAGTTCAAATTAAACATACCAACAAGCTTAAATGAAGTAACGCTTGAGCAATACCAAAACTTTGAAAAGTTAAATTTCAACAACGAATCTGACGTACACTTAAAGATGATAGAAATATTCTGCCAAGTAACGCCACAAGTTGCAAGGGGTATGAAAGCAACAGATGTCACAGAAATTTGCAGCATCATAAACAATATGTTTGACACAAAGCACCAGTTAATAAATAGCTTTAATTTAAACGGCCAAAAGTATGGTTTTATACCAAGCTTAGAAGATATGAGCTTTGGTGAGTATGTTGATTTAGATACTTACATTGGCGATAACGATAACCTACATAGAGCAATGAATGTTTTATATAGGCCAATAGAAATGAAGCAAGGTAGTAGGTATATAATAAAAGAATACGACCCAAACACTTTTGAAGATGCAAAACAATTTCCATTGGATGCGGTACTTGGTGCGGTGGTTTTTTTTTACAATTTAGGGACGGACTTATCCAAAGTTATTCTGAACTCTTTGAGCAAACAGAACGAGGACAACTTAGCGCAGTATCTAATTTCTCAACCAAATGGGGTTGGTACAATAGCATCTATGGACTCGCTCAGGGGGATATTACAAGGTTTGAATATATCACTAAACTAAATGTTCACGAGTGTTTAACATACCTAACTTATACAAAAGAAAAAAACGAAATAGAAGCAAGACAAATAAAAAACAAGTTTAAATGAGCAATACAGGAATAAGAGGGTTTTACTTACTAACCGAAGCAATAGAACACCAGCTACTTAATGACGTGAATGTTAATACAGTAACAACTGGCGATATATTTGATATTGATTTAGCTAAACAAAGTATTTTTCCTTTGTGCCATATTATAATAAATAACGTAACGGCTCAAGAGTCGGTGCTTACGTTTAATGTTAGCGTTTTGGCTATGGATGTTGTAGATGAAAGCAAAAAAGAAACAACAGATATATTCCGCGGGAACAACAACGAACAAGATGTATTGAATACCCAGTTGCAAGTAATAAACAAACTTATTCAAGTATTACGTAAAGGCACATTATACAACGATCAATATCAATTAGATGGCGACGCTAACTGCGAGCCCTTTTACGAAAGGTTTGAAAATAAGATGGCTGGCTGGAGTGCAACGTTTAATGTATTTGTAAACAATGACATCACAATATGTTAGTAAATAAGGAAGTTAATAATGTTTTAAACGCTTTTGCCAAATACGTTATACAACAAAGTAGAAGCAAACTAACCAAAGATGGAAAAGGCGGCGGCGATTTATACAATACCTTAGGCAGTAACGTAACCCAAACGGCCAACGGCTTTAAGCTTGTAATGGAAATGGAAGATTATGGTAAGTTCCAGGATCGTGGTGTTAAGGGTGCTGACCCAAGTAAGTTGTCACCAAATGCGAAAATAACTGGGCAACAAGCTCCGAACTCGCCTTATAGGTTTGGCAGCGGAAGCAAAAAGGGAACGTTTAAGCAATTTGTAAAACGGATGTCAATGTGGGCTAAACTTAAAAATATTAGATTTAGAGAACATAAAATCGTAAATGGCAAAAAGGTTTCAACTGGCCGCTTTGCAAAAGGCGGATACGATGCAATAGGATACATAATAGCAAGTAATATCTATAATAGGGGTATTAAACCAAGTATGTTTTTCACAGAACCTTTTAACAAAGCTTTTAAACGTTTACCTCAACAATTACTGGCAGCTTATGCAGTAGGCATAGAAAAACAAATTCAAGTAAATATAACAAAGAAATGAGCAAGATAAACGCAAGGAGTCCATATTATATTAATATATCTGCAACTAACTTAACACAAGTAGACTTGGAGCTTTACATATATACTGGAACTAAAACAACAGACAGAACAAACCTATTCACATTAACTTCATTTGCAGTTGGATTTCCTTCTGGTTTTTCATCTATTCCCATTCCAGCAGTAAATTTTGAAATTAGCGAAATAGTAAGTGATTATATACTACAAACTTTTGATGGCGATCACGCGAGTGAAATTGTTTGGGTAGATTATAGGTTTAACAACTATATTAGTGGCTCCCCACAAGGATACACAAGCTTCACTAATTTAACTGGGTTTGATGGTTATGGCTTTTTTGAGGATGGTGCGCAAAACCAAACAACATCAATAAATAATCAAGGGCTATTACAGTCAAACACAAAGGTTGTAAAGTTAGATGATGCTCCAGCAGTAATACCAGTAGATACATCAATAACAACACAAGTCACTTACGAACTCAACGGAGAGCTGGTATACACTAAAGCAATAACAAGTAGCAATGAAAGTGATGAGCAAATAGAATACGTTAGCAATACAATAAACGGCGCTGATGAGTTTGAAAATAGAGTTATACAAGATGGCGGTACTTTTGAAGGAAGTATATGTTTGCAGCAGTTTAGCGATGAGTTTGTTTTGTTTGACTTTGATACAATTTACATTGACACCCTTACTGGGGTTGATAAAATTACAGTTGAAAATATAACCGAATGTAAGTACGATCCGCACAAAATTACTTTTGTTAATAAATTTGGCGCATTGCAAGACCTTTGGTTTTTTAAGAAAAACGCTGAGCAATTAAAAACAACAACGGAAAAGTTTAAAAGAAACATAATTGTAAACGGAAGCTACGACACCAGTAGGCATCAACAAAAGATACTTACTAAAAACGGCAACGAAACATTGACTTTAAATACTGGCTTTTATCCAGAAGAATACAACGAGGTATTTAAGCAAATGCAATTAAGTGAAGATTGCTGGATTGAAATAAATAACAAAACGCTGCCAATAAATGTAACGAGTTCAAGCTTTGCATATAAAACACAAGTAAACGACAAGCTTATAAATTACACAATAGAAATTGAATACGCTTTTGACGCTATTAATAACATACGATAGATGCAGATAATAGAACTATACATAAAAGGGTATAATAGATTAGAGAATAGAGCGCAAGGAACTGCAACGGCTAACCTTTTAACAGATAGTCAAGCTACTTTCACAACAACTGTGAGTATTGGCGATTTAGTTGAAAACTTAACCACGCAAGAAAGCTCTTATGTTGTTTCTATAACTAACGATACGAATGTTGTTTTATCTGAAAGTATATTTCCAGATGCAACTTTGACTTATGAATATAGAATTACAAGCCCATACTTTAGGGCTGATTTATTTAAAGACGAAAGCATAAGTATTACAGAAACGTTGCTAAACGTTAAAGACATAGGGAAGGTATTTACTCCTTTCAGTCAGCAGTTTAATCTACCAGCTTCTAAACTAAACAACAAACTATTTAGGCATTACGAAAACCAAGATATTCTAAACAGTTTTGATGCAAGGTACAGACACGATGCTATAATAAAACTAAATGGAATAGACTACAAAAAAGGGAAGATACAGTTTAAAAGCGTATCATTAAAAGACAATAAACCACACGCATATAAAGTGGTGTTCTTTGGGGATACTGTTGAGCTAAAGGAAATTTTAGGGGAAACAACTTTAGGCGGTTTAGACTATGGAACTGATTTAGACTTTGAATATACACAAGACAACATAACAGATTTGTTTTGTTCGACTGACAGTTATATA